CAGTCAAAGTTTACACCCTGAAGCTTCATGACAGTATCCATTGCATCGTCCATTGGCTTGATGTTGGTCTTTAGGGTCTCATCCGAGTAAGTAACGAAAGCCGTAGCCCTGATCTTACCCGAATTTGAAGTCGCCTGAGAAACATCAATCGCGAACTCTGCTGAGTCATCACCACCGATAGTCAACTGCAAAGCACCTGAACTGTCGGTAACCTTTAGCTGGTGATCAGAAGCATCATATAGTATCTGCTCGTTTGAAGCACCACCGTAGAAGTAGACATCCTTACCAGCACCATCAGCACCAATATACAGATTGGAGTTGGATCCTGGGGTTAGAGTAATATGGCTGCTACCAACCAAACTAATCTGCCCAGCGCCATTCGCTGAGATATGCTCATTGTCAGAACCAAACTTAAGCTTTTCGTTCTGAGCGATCGAGACATCATCGGAGAACAAGAAGTGATCCGAGGCTACAACCCAAGTAAGAGTACCGTCGTTACCTGCGGTATTGAAGTCCAACTGAATGTTAGACGATCCGCCCTCACCAAATGTGACCGAATCGGACTCAAGGGTGATTGCAGTTGTCGCTTCAATGTTAACCGTAGGTGCAGTGACCTGAATAACGCTGTCTGCAACAGCATCAAGCTGACCGTCTGCTGCCTGATGGATATAGGTAGCGGAATCACCAAACATAAGCTTGTCGGTTCCAACACCCGAGTCATCACTCAACAAGAGACCCGAACCGGAGACGTGCGTCAAGGTCGTGTCATTGTTAAAGTTAATTGCTGCTCCACCTGCAAGATAGAGATCCGAGAATCCCTTGTGCAAAACACCAAGTGCCAAGCCATCGTCAGCATTTGGATACAGAGCAGTTCCACTAAGGTGAAGCTTGTCTCCAGCAGCAACCTCGAATGTAATAATATCATCTGCCGAAGCTCTGATAGAAGTAGCATCATCTGACGACAGGTCAATACGACCCGTACCACCCATGCTGATATTACCCTGACCATTGAGGTCAATAGAATCAACATAGAGAGCAGACCAAGCAGTACCTGAAGCTCCAAGCTCGTCATCGGAGTCACTGTTAGGAACGAGATTACCATCAACCTTTACCTCTCCGCCAGCAGGATCCAGAACAATGTCTGCTGCTGCGATGACCTGAAGGTCGGTATCCACGTCGATGTAGTCACTTGCACCATCAATCTCAAGGCGATCAACACGGGTGTTACCACCTGTAACCGTTAAGAGGTTTGATGAGTGAGTCATCGTGACATCACCATTATTAAAGTTTACAACTGCGCCATCACCTAAGAAGAGGTCAGACCAGCTAAGGGAAGAAAGACCGAGCGAAGTTGCATTGTTTGCGCCTGGGTGCAAACCGGTGCTTCTCACCTGTGTTCTGGTTGAACCAGCAATTCTAAAGGTCAATGAAGGAGTAGAACCACCCTGGTGATCATACAAGACCGCAGCGGCATAATCAGTTGCCCCTTCCTTCGAGCCGATCTGAAGACCACCGCCGTCACTGTTTGCAGCCGAAGCTGAAAGCGAGGAGATGATCAACTTATCTTCAACCTCTAGAGTTGATTCTGTCTTCGTGACCGAGTTGATAACATCAACGTCAAGGGTACCAATCTTAGCGAACGAAGCAGTAAGATTCTGGATGGTGCCAATCGAAAGATCTGCGTCCAAAACAACTGCCTTGCCTGCCTCTGCCGTACCATTGGTAATTCCGTCGAGCTTTTCAAGGTCCGCTTCGTTCATATCGGCAGAACCGATAATGAAAGAGCCAGCGTTGGTTACCTCAACAGAACTGTTGAAGGTTGCCTTACCAGCCTCAGACATATCGAGCGTGAGAGCGGTAATACCACTGCCACCGTCATTACCCTGGAACTTGATATCCTTGTCTGCCTGAGAAGATGAAAGAATGAGATCGGAACTGCTATTGGAAAGAGCACCAATCAAAACTCCACCGTCTCTAAACTCAATCTCTCCACCATCAGCGTCCAGAACAATGTCTCCACCCGCGTCGACGCTTACCGCGCCGTCCGCAGCCAAATCTAATTGTCCGTCAGCAGATGAGTGGACGTATATCGCTGTATCTCTAAACTGTAGCTTTTCATCCGAAGCCAATAAAACGTCGTCAGAGAACTCAAAATAATCTTCGTCCTCCATCCACTTTAGCTCACCGTCAGCCGAGTTTGCATTGAAAGTTAGAACAACGTCGGTATCACCATTCTCACCAAAGTGAACGGCGTCCGACTGAATATCAACCTTTGTTGCCCCTGCCAATTCAATGGTAGGTGCCGTGACCTCAATAAGAGTATCAGCATCGATATCTAACTGTCCACCGGTCGAGCTAAAAATTTGCTCGCCGCTGCCTGCACCATTAAACTCGACCTTTTCTGAACCCGGCAAAACCACCGAACCAGTGAACGTGTCCAACTGGTGTACGACTTCGCGAGCCACAGAGCCTGAGCCCATAACTGAGAAAAATCTCGAAGTGGATTCTGAAGAACCACTATAAAACAAAAAACCGGCGTTGGCGTAATTGGCCGTTGCGACCTTTGCGCCCTCTGATGTTGATGTTGGAGACTGCGAGCCGGAAACACGCTCCATTACCATATACTGACCGTACTCGGTCAATCTGTTAGCTGCCACTGAGCCACCTCCTGAACCTGAACTTCCGCCCGACATGCCTGATAAAGTTAGCAGACTGTTGGCTGCGACGTTCTTGGTTATTGTTTGATTACCGCCTGTTCCATCGGTATCGTTTGTTAGATTAACTGTCGCGTCGGAACGAGTTGCACTTATTCCGATTAAATCACTGTCGATCATTACCTTTATAGCTTCCGCTATATTTGCTGCGGATAATGCCGCGTCAGAACCTGAACCTGCAATGGTTCCGTTCTTAAAGTAGACACCGCCCGACACACCAGCGAGTTGTGCCATATAGCCGGCTGTTCTATTGTATACACTGCTGTCAGCGTATTCTTCATAGAAGTAGCCAATGGTACCACCTGACCCATCCGTTCCGTCAGTTTGAAGATAAGTATCATCAATCGTTCCGGTCACTTTAATGTTACAAGTGTTTCCTAAAAACCCTGCGGTTGTAGACTTTAGGACAATGCTGTAATAGCCAGACGAAGTACCGTTAACGGCAGGTTCCGCGAGACCACCCGAACTATTAGTTACAATGTAAGGTCTGATGCCTAAGCCATCATTCTCATATGCGTATTTAATAGCCCAGTAAAAAAGCAGGTTGTGCGTTGCACCACTGTCCGTCGTATTACGTTGATGCAAAATGTAATTGTTTGCATCTGTACGAAAAACATTGTTCTTACTCGAACCTGCATTACCAGCAATTCTAGTTCCCGAGACAATTGTTCCTGGCTGTGCGTAGGTCAAAGACAGGGTTTGACCAGAAGCATCCGTTAGAACAATCGTTGGGTCCGTATTACCGGAGTTGCCTGCCCACCACATGCCCATCTTGTGAAGGTTCACTGCTATCAAAGCATTGGTGGCACCATCCGCCTCGTCAAGAGTTGGTACGTGCAACTTACCGGCATAAGCGTCAGACAACTGAGTTGCTGACGAGTCTACTCCTCTGGCATCATTATCTATAACAAAGGTAAAGGTATTGGTTCCGTCGTTAATGACGAATTCAGGATTAGTCGCTGAATCAAATGATCCACCTGCGGCATCTACCTGTATACTACCTGTTGCTGCTGCCATATTTGTTTTCTCCTTTTTCTTATGGATAAAACAACCATCTCTGTAACAGACTTAACTAAATTTAATATGATTTGATTTAACGGAACAGTAACTTTTTGAGATTTCTTGTGATATTGTCATACCTACAGAAATCAGACTCTAAGAACTCTATAGCTAGAGATTCGCATCTTTCAGGCTCTTCAAATGAGAAATAAAACCTTCCATTAGGCAGTCGCTTGCACTCAACAAGGCGAACTCCTTTTAGTTTTATGTATGCCGCGATTCCAAGATCGGACGTTGAATATAAGTTCCCTTTCTCCTGCACGTTGATCGAACCTCTCAAAAAAATATATACGGTATTAATTAGATACCTATCTAGACAAAAGGTCAGTGAGGATTCTTACTTTTTTCTGTCTTTCATAAAAATATTGCCCCCAAGGACGCAAGCGCTAAGTTTAAGATGGTGACAGTCCAAAATATTTTTTTGTTTTTCCTATCCCTCTCTCTCGACTCATTGAAAGCCTCCACAAGAAGAGGGACAATCTTGTCGTAACTCATTGAGATTGCGTCATTACCATCCTCTTCGTATGAAACGACCTCTGGCAGAACTTCGCCGACCTCTTCCGCGATGAAGCCTATATCGCGACCTTCGCCCGCCATGTCGCGCCAATCAAAATAAACACCCTTAAGTTTAGAAAGCTTTTCAATTGGATCCTCAATGTCGCAAACATTTTCCTTGTACCTTGCCGAACTGTAAGTTTGCCACGCTCGGGCTTTACCAACCGATATGTCACCACTCGTATTCTGAAGAGTGATTCCATATGTCAAATCTGTTAAGACACCAACACCGATTCGACCCTCAGTGTCAATAGTCATTTTGTTTGTAATCGCAAAAGACCCAG